CTTCGTTTTCAGCGTCCTTAAATCTTTGTGTTCTGTTGAAGTCCCAACATGAGGATAGTGTTACCATTAACCCTAATCCTAAAATAACTTTTTTCATAATGTTTGTTTTAAATTGTTTCTACAAACCTAAATAACTTTTTTCATTCCATTGCAATTTCATCAAAAAAAAAGTGCCGAGATACAATCCCGACACTTATAAAGCAAAGTCCAATCGCTTAGACTATGCAGAGCGATTAAGCTGAACCAAGCGCAAGTCCGTTGCTCATATCTCCGTAGATGAAAGCATCAGTACGATAGATTGGCAATGCGATTCTTTCCTCAATTAGGATAGTAACCATTCCAGCAGTGAAGGTCGAAGCGTGGCTATCAGAAATTGACACGTTAACATCTTCTCTGATTCCAAGTGTTGCTCCCATTGCGAAGTCACCAACAAAGAAGTCGTCAGAAGCAACCGCTGTGTTAGCTACCACTCTCGCACCATGTACGTATATAGGTTGGTTGTTCATCAAAGCGTTGCTAAACAAGTAAACACCGTTTGAGTCTTTAGTTCTTAACAACAAATCGTAATCGGTTGGGTGAAGTAGAATCAAGTTCGGTTTATACTCATTAACAGTAGCCTGAGTAACAGCCGAAGCAAGTACATCAAATCTGTTAACCAAAGATGAAGCAAGGCTATCTGAATAAGCCGAAGCAACAACAGATATACCTTCTACGTTGTTTCCTGCACCTGAACCATTAAGGATTTGAGTGTCCTCTTTTAACATGATTTTTGCCATACCACGTTTTTGGATGTGGTTCATCAAGTAAGGTATGTCACTCAAAGATTGTTTCGATACGGTAAGGTAAGTCGAAATGATTTTCGAAGACGCGGTAGCCTCTGTTAATACAGTACTTGACTCACTTCCTGCCGTACCCTCTGCCCTCGTGTCAACTGCGTCTGTCCAGCTTTCTGTAACGTAATCAATAGCATTGCCATTGAATGCTGTTACGTTCATAAACTGACGGATGTGTTGGTTACGGTCAGGCGTGTCAAATACACCCGGTAATCTAAATTGAGTTCCAACATCGCCAGAGTGAGTTGAGTTCAACATGGTAGATTTAACGTCAAAACTAACTTTTGAAGTTTCACCGTTTTGGAAAGCCTTGATTTTGTCAAGGTTCTTAGTGATTGACTCAACGAATGAATCGCCGCCTTTAACACGTTTATTCGATGCTTCCATAGCGTCGATGTGTTTTTGTTGCACCTCAATCATTTTACTGATTTCTGTGTGCTTTTCGGCTAATCCTTTCAACTCTTTTTCAAGGTTTTCGGACATTTGCCCTTGCGATGCAGCTTTCTGCTCCACCGTTTTCATTGCCGTTTCAATGCCATCTAATTTAGCATTAAGACTATTGGCTAAGTCTTTTAGTTCCATTTTTTTAGTTTTAGGCAGGTATTTATCCCGCAATTAAACAATTATTTATTTTCTCCACTTATTCGATAGCAACGCATTAAACAGTTCAACATCGCTATATTGCGGCTCTGACTTTTCCTGAGTGTCTTTCGACGGCTCATCCAATAAGAGTGCCTTTAGTTGCTCGTTGAATAGTTCGAGTTGCTCGAATGTTTCATCTGCAAAGTTGCCTTTGCGAATAGCTTTATTTATAGTATCGATTTTATCGACTATGTCCTTTTTAGATTGAAATTGTGATTTAATACCGCTTACAGGAGTGTTTGAGTTAGCTCCCCATGTAACGGTTGAACCCTCCCAAAGTTTGACCTCTGTGATAAAGTTGCTTTTACTTTCTCTATCTTGGTGTTGCTTTACCGTTTGAAATCCTACGCTATGCTCATTGTAAACGCCCGCTTCGTAAAGATTCAAAGTATCTTCGATATACTTTACATTTAACTGCGATGGTGTGAACTCTGTTTTAAAGTAAAGTCCGTAACTATCCTCTTTTACTTCAGGTCGTCCGATTGGCTTCATTACATCATGTTGAAGCAAGTGCATGATTCTTTTTGTGTTTTCTGAAAGCGATTTTTTAAACGCCCCCTTTTGAAAAACATCCCCATCACTATCTAAGGTATCGAATGAGGCGAAGTAACCCGTTACAGTTCTATTCTTCACATCGACATCTTTTACAACGCCACCAATATTTTTTATCGTATAAAGATTCATCCTTGAAAATTTATACAAATTTACTAATAATAAAAAACGGTCTGAAAAAATTATTTTGCCCTAACGTAACCTATTGCGCACCGGCAGTTAATGGTATTGCCACCACTTGCTCCGTGAGTAGCGTCTCCCGGATATTCCAATGATTCGCCGCTCACGTTAAACAACTCTGTTAATGGGATTGGCTCGTGTTTGTCCATGTGGAAATGGTCGAACTTATCTTTAGGCTTTGCTCCGCGTGTTCTCATCTGTTTAGCAGGAATCCATTTCTTAAACACATTAGCCCCTGTTTGCTTTGCACCCTCTAAACTTGCTTTGTTACTCGATGATATTACCTCCGTTCGCGCGATAGTCATTGCCCTGCGACGGTTTATGCCTGCCATTTCTGATTTGATTTCTTTAGCTAAGTTCGGTATGGAAAGCCCTTTTTTAACCCCGTCGGATAGCCTGTTTCGGATTAGCCATTTAGTGTAATTGCTTACATTAGTTACGTTCTCAGCAGTTTCGACGGCTATGTGAGTTGCTAAAAACTCATTAAACCAAGTCTGTGACCAATCCAGTTTAACCTTGCCTTTGTTTATAGCGTCAAAGGTTCGTTTAGCGTATAAAGGCATAGTAAAGCTATAAATATCAACTAACATCTGCTTTGTTACATCCTCGCTAACCGTTTCCTCGATTAGTTGCTCGCTTGTTGAACCCGTTAAGGTAAGAAAGGATAGGTAAGTGTTTAATTGTTCGTCTAAGGCGTTTAAAACGATTCGATACGCTTTATTGATTGCCTTTGCCCTGTTATACCCTGAAAGCTGAAATATGTCTTTAGGCATTACCTTCTATTGGTGCGTATTTATTAGGGAAATAATCCTCAATAAATTCAATACTTTTAAACTTTTTACCCTTATAGATATCGCACAATTTGAGCCATTCATCTAAATGAAAATCATAAATAGCTTTATAGCTAATATCGTTTGTAGTATTGAATAAGTAATGCAAAAAAGAATCTTCTATGTTGATTATTTTTTCTAAAGGTTTTGCCATTTCGTTAACAATAAATCGCTTTTCAAAACGGTTATTGTGTATGAATTTTAGCTTAAATGGTAGGTTTGAAAAGTCTTGTAAGTCCATATAACATTAATTTAGATTTCGCCATCCATTCCCGCCATATCTATTGGCGTTGTCCCTGTTGGAATGTAAATTTTGTCCATTGCTTCGTCTTCTGCTTTATCGTACCCCATTACTTCGCGCCTTTCGTTTGGCGTTAACCACCACGAAGCAGCAAGGGTAGTCGATAGTTGAGCAAGGTCAGCGTTTAGTTCCTCGAAGCCGTCAGTATCGATTTGCAAGTAGTAATCCGCTTTGTCTTTCTTTTCGTACAATGGCAATATCTTAACCTCAACTTGACTGATAAAGCGATTCAACAAAGGCAATACTACCTGACTGATTAAGTCTTTTCGAGCCTCCTTTACGTTGTTGTAAGTGCTGTGTTCTGCATCGTTCATAAGTACCGACGGCATATTAAACACGTTGCATAAATCTCGAAGCGTCATTTTCTGACTTTCCAATATATTCAAATCAACTGCACTCATTCCTATCTGTTGCCATGTCATTGCAGCGGGTGTTATAACCAACTTACCGTAGTTATCCGCACCTCCATACTTCTCATAATAACTTGCTTGGAGTGCCTCTGCTTGTTCCTTGCCAAACGTAACATTGTTATCTTGAGAAACGGTTAATATACCACTTGCACCAATGTTTTGCAGTAGTTTAGATTGCGCTTTATAACTATCTGAGTTTTGCGTTACTAAGTATTTAGCAGCCTGTATCGGACTAAGCCCCCTGTTGCTTTGCGGGTCGGGGTTGAACGATTTTAAGTGAACAACCTCATTCGCAGGTAGTGTTACCTTGTAAGCACCCTCTCCGACCTCATAAGATACCGGCAGCCCTGCTTCGTAGTTGATTTTTTTAACCAAGTAAGTGTTAATAACCCAACTCTCGATTGGTAGCGTGGCGTTAATGCCTTGCTCCGCTGTTACAAAGTGAACAAATACCTCACCGCAAACACTGTAAAATCCCGAAATGTTTTCTATATACTCAGCCCATCCCTGCGTTGGATTGGGTCTATTCATTAAATCTAAAAAAGCATGCTTCTCAACCTCCTCAATCTTTGTCCCTTTCTCTTTATATAAACAGATTTCGCCTTTAATAGCCTGTGCATTGATACGGTTAACGATAGCATACACATTGCCGTTACTCATATAGCCTTTTCGTATGCTTTCGCCCATGTCATCACCAAACGTGTTGTATTGGTTGTTTAACATCTGTGATTGGCTTACATTAACCGACTTTGCCTGACCCGAGCCTAAGCCCAAACCGAAAAGACCCTTTATTCTTTGTCCTATTGTCATACTACGTAAAATTCTGCTTTTTTCTGTGTTAAGTGTTGAACGGCATATCTTGCTGCATCAATTAAGTGGTTATAAGCGTCAATAGGTACGTGCGACTTTTTATCGTTCCAACTGTAATTGTTCAACTCCTTTTTTAGATTATTCGATTCAGTAGAAATAACAAGCCTATACTCCAACATCTTTAATATTCCTTGCCTTACACTATCCGCACCTTTTACGCATGGCACTATATTAAACTTGCTCATTTTAATCTCATCAATTAAACGCGGTTCGGCATTATCTGCTACAATTAAACTATCCTTTGGCAGCAAGTTAACGATGTTTTGAGTGGTTAATTTCTTTTCGTACAAAATCTCTTGCAAATATACTACCTTTTCTTTTTCATTTATAGAAACTTTCACTAAGGCTGTTGGGTCGGACACATAGCCAAAGTCCATACCATAAATAAACGGTAATGAAGCGTCCATTTCACCCTCTTTCCAGTTCTCGAATATAACCCCCTCCGGCTTATCAATCCATCCGCCTAAAATGATATGCTTGTACTTTACGGGATTAGTTTCCTTTACCCTTTGTATCTGTGTTAAATAGTCCTGTGGTATATTTCTAAGATTATCTAAATAGGTTGTATGGATATGGCATACATCGGGATGGGTGCTAACCGGTACTTGCTCACCGTCGATGTCGATATACTTAAATGAGTTCTCAAACCATCGTTTCCAAATCCAATGCTCCCGCGTTGTTGGGTTTAATACTAAGATAACTCTGTTCTTTTGATTAACCGAACGAACCGAAAGGTCTATTTTATCGAACTCCCTTTCGTCTGTCATCTCTTCACTTTCGTCCAATATCCAAGTCGTAATATTGTGAAGCGATTTGAGGTTTGCCGTTTGGTTTCCTGAACTTGTTTTGATACCGGAAAAAATAATCTTGCTCCCTGTTACATTGTTTACCACTTCATTGTTAGCCGCTGTAAAATGGTGGCTTACTTCTAATAACTCAGTCTTTTCTAACAACTCAGGAATAATAGACTTGTTTGCTGAGGTCATTGTGTAGCGGGAAAACAATATAGTATGGCCTGTTTCGTAGGTTAATAAAGTTAAAAACGTAGATGCGTGAAAAGACTTTGCAGATGCGCGGCCACCCGTTAAAAGAATGTATCGTTTATCTGTTTTATAAAGTTTCTTATAGGCCGGTAATTGGTTTATCATTATTTTTTCTCATCATCAACCCACGCTGTTATAGGTACGCTAATCTTTTCCCCTCCGCTTGTTAGGTCGGTTTCGGTTCGTGCTAACTTAGGTTTAAAGTATTCAAGGATTTTCATGTAGTTATCCAAAAATACTTGGTCGGTTGAAGTTTCTAAGATGGAGTTAAACCTATCAGTATGGACGGTCATAATTGATTCGCCCAATGCCTCCCATTGCTTTGTTTTTTGATGCGCACCTTTCTTAGATGCCTCTGTATTACCTTTTTGAAATCCTTTAGGCATAATGTATTAAAATGTAAAATACTTTACAAAAGTACACATTTATTCTTTACCCTCTACCGTCGCATTAATTAAAGTTTCGGTTGCTGTTTGTAATCGGGCAAAAAAACCGCTGTCAATCTTATAGAGGTTGCCCATCGTTTCGCGTGTATGTCGCTCTAAAAACTCGCTGTATTGCTTTGTTTTATGCTTTAGGGTAGTTACATATAGGCTGCTCGATTTGACAGCGTCTAATTGCTCTAAAAGTATCTGAGCCGTTGCCATAGCTTTTAACATGGCTATTTGTTGTTCGCGTGGTGTCATAATGTTTCAAGTGTTTTAAGTTCTTCGTTTAGTTTGTCTTTGTAAAATTCAATAGATTCTTCCAATGTTTTTGAGCCACCATGAATGTATCTTGTTTCGGCAAACATGGCATATTGTGATTTAATTAGCTTCTTTGCTATCTGTTTTGCTTTGTCAGGGTTTAGCGTTTCGGTTAATACATCTTCGTAGATTGTTATTGCTATGATCATAATGAAATCAAGTTAGTATTTAGTTTTAAAATCATTTCGCTCCATTCATAAGTATTCGTAATCACCCCACCTTTCATAACCACCCATTGAGTGTCGGAGGCTTTGTAAAAGCTATGGTATCTGTTAGGGTCGATTTGATTGGTGGATGTGTGGATGTTTGAATGGTATCGGAATGTTTTATTTTTCCGAACCAACTCTAAAAATTCAGTGTTAGTCATAAAGTAGTATTTGTTTTAGTTTGTTTAATTCAGCTTCAAGTTCGTTAATTTTCATTTGTTGTTTGATAAGTGCTATCTCTAAATCGGAGTTTCTGCTATTTTTAACGCTTATAGCGGCTTCAATCGACTTAACGTAACCCAACATATCTACGCATGAATTTAAACCCGTTAGATTAGCTCTAATTAAGTCGGTTCTATTTGGGTGCTTTTCCTCAAGCATTTCAATACCGTTTTTCAATCGGTCTATGTGGCTTATAAAATTAACCCTTGTTAATATTGCGTCTATGGAGTTCAAAATGGGTTTTCGTTTTTGTCTGTTTCGTAAAAGTTTTGATTAGGCACTAAATCATTCATTTCAGGTTGTTGCTCGCATGAGTAAACTTTAAAGTCATAAACCTTTGAATAGTATTGGTTTCTTTTCCAATCAAAGAAAATCGACGCTTTACCAATCTTTGCAATCCCTTTTGGTTTCGCTTTCTGTACAAATATTATAGTTTCGTTTTCCTCATAAGGCTTTCCGTTTTCATCTGCTATAAACTTTGAAGGTCTGTAAACCAATATCATAAGGAACGCTCTACGCCACCAAGTTCGACCCCCAGCCCATTCAGAAGGTAATGCAGGAGGTATGTATCTGTTTCCGTTTTTATCCGTAACGGCTTTAATATCTGCAATGTGAGTTACTACAAAATCAATTCGTTTGTTAGCTTTACTTGACTTTCTGACTTCTTTTAACGCATAGGCTAAAAATTTATCCTCTCGATTGTTGAACTTTTCAAGTTCTTCTTTCACATCGTTAAACGGGTCAAAAAAAGTACAATCAAACTTAACCCCAAATTTTATTTCAGCTTCTTTAACTGAATCGTAAAAGTTAACTATTGTAAAGTCGCAGTCATCATTTGCAATAACAAAATGTTCATCTATAAAATACTGAGCCTTTAACCTTTCCTTTTCATCCATAAAGCTAAACGGCTTTCCGATGTATTTGTGCATCAACTCCAAAAAAACAAAATCCACCGTTCCACCTTCACCACAATAAACAAATGATTTATATTTTTGGGTAATTGCAAGGTTCATAAGCCATTCCAAACCGACCTCAGTTTTTCCAGCATAAGGTGCGCCACCAATAAACACCGGATAACCTTTTTTGAACCCAACTAAATCATCAAGTGCAACCATTCCAGTTTTAACCACATCGTTGTTACCTACTTTCGATATGTATTCAACCTGTGTTAACCTGTCAGATAGTTTAAAATACTTTTGCATTATACGTCGGTATTCATCATGTTTGTCATAAACGTATCGGGTTTAGTTCCTTTGGGTAGGTTTTCCTTTTCGTTCTTTTTCCATTTCTTTAACCTTGTTTCATTTGACCATGTTTTTTCCAACTCGAACCTCATCTGACCTTTTTTATTTGGTTCAGTCCAATAGGCAAAAAACTCATTCATCATTTCCCTCCCATAAATAGAAACAAAAGAACTGAGTGAGTGCGCAAACGATAGTTTGCGTTTCTCTCTCTCATTTACATTATCATTTACATTATCATTTACATTATCATTTACATTAGCGGGTTTGATGGG